TAGTTAAGCTTACAAGCCCATCGTTAAATTGTCTATGAGTTCTTTTTTGTTTAGCCATTTAATAATCCTAATTTTTTGCTTATTGCTATTATATCTAAATTCTTTTTACATTAACGAAGCATAATCAATATCCTCTTCCATGTACGCTTTTTCAAAAGCATCCATCATTGGATCAACCGTATCATCATGTTTGCCATTTGGGAAGCTCTCATACTCTCCTAGAAACTCATTTAAGTGCGGTAAATCTTCGACAACATATAATCCATGTATTTCTATGTATGGAGCAACATTCTCAGCCCTAAACACTTTGTCTGTATTCCTCTCAATCTCAAACACCATATAACTATCATCTTTCATTCGTTGAAATAAATCTATCCCAGATGCTTTTTGCTCAATAAACATTCCACTGAAAGGATATTTTTTATTATCGTTGTAAAAACTCTTAGCAGTGACTTCACGCTCTTTGCTTCGTGGCTTACCTCTAAACATATCAGTCAAATATAATTTGCTCTCATGGAGTCCGTATGCTTGATAAACTGTATAGTCATTTTTCTCTTTATCTTTAAGAGCAGAATCGACCATTATAAATCTTTTCTCAAATATAAGAGAGTCTATTAAATCTCTTTTTATATATTTAATCCAATTTGTTTGAAACAGATTCCCCCCTCTTATAGTTGGAGATTGCTGATAAAGAGCTTGGAAGTTAGCACCCATTATCTTTTTGCGCTTTAGCAAGAACTCTATTGATTTATGCTCCGGTATTAATGCCTCACCCTCTAGTCTATGCTCTTCGTCCTCGTCTGCAATAGCTTTATACTTTAAGACTTTAACGCTTGAATCTTCTTTTATTAGTCTAGCTGCTGGATCATCAATGTGCCACCTGGTAAGAATCATTAAAAAACCAGCGTTCTCACTGAATCGTGTGAAGAAATCATCAGTGAACCAATCCCAAGTTTTATTCCTTGTCGTTTCTGAGTTTGCTGCTTCACGACCTTTTAATGGATCATCAATTACTCCTAAATCAAGAGACTCTCCAGTGATGCTTCCCTGGACTGTAGTATTTCTAAAATATCCTTCATTGTTTACAAACTCTAACATCTCTCTGTTTCGTTGATAGCTTGTTTCTGTTGTGACTCTTTTTGAATTTATAGAAGTGTTTGGAAAAATGTCATGATATACTTTTCTACTGAAAATTCTTTGTAGTCTTAAGTTAGCTCGGATTCCAAGTCTTTCACTGAATGATGCAAAGATTGTTTTTAGTTCTGGATGCTTACCAGCTACCCATGATAAGAAGTCGGTTATCGCTTCACTCTTTCCATGTTGAGGTGGAGCTTCAATAATTAGCATTGGTTTTTTACCAGCGATTAAATCATCATAGAACTGTTGTAACTGATATGCTAAATCTTCAACAAACCAGTTTACTTTTAAAGTTGGATTAGTTAATCTTCTGTACTGTAGGAAGTCATTTCTTGATACTACGACTTTATAATTATATAGTGCCTCTAATTGCTCAAAGGTTAATGGCTGGTAAGTGCTGATAGTGGAACTCCTAAGTCAAGAGCTTTCTTTTTTGCTTGTTCTTCGGTTAATTCAATGCTTGTTTTTTGCTGTAAGTTGTTTTGATTATTTACCACTACTTGAGAGTTTGCATGTCTTTGATTTACACCAAGAGTTATAGATGCTTTGTCAATCCCGTCTATATAGTCTTTCATATCCTTTGCTGAGTATTCGACCTCTTCTTCGGTTTCGTTCCCTTCTTCGTCTTTAACTATGTATTTTTTATCTAATGCCTTATCTATTTTAGCAAGTGCTTTTTCTGTTGCGCCATACACAAGATTCTCTCTTCTTAGTATGTTGGCTACTTCTTGTTCATGAAAATTCAACTCTGATGGATTTAGGGTTGATTTTTGTTGATTTATTTCGTTCTGCTTTATTATAGTATCTACCTCGTTTAAAACAAGGGTTGATTTATTGTCAAACTTTACCCATGATTCTGACTTACTTTTCTTTGATACGGTGCTTTTGTTTATGCCTGTTTCTTTCACTATTTCATTAAGAGGTTTGCCATGCTCAAACAATAGCTTTGCTTTATCCCATATCTCTTGCTTGATTGCCATTACTTCCCTTTACAGTTATATAACTCTCTCATCTCTTGGCTTCTAGTTTTCATTTGTTAAACCCTCAAACTTATCGCAAGCAATACAACATTTATTATTGTAACGATGATACATACTACTGAAAGTGCTTTCATTTGCTATCCGTGGTTTGTTGTAAGAGCTGTGATAACATTGCTCTCTTCATCTAGTGAAAATTCAACATCTCTATTACAGCTATAACATTTTTGGACTTCATAAGGTTCGCATTGAGTTCCGTCAGGTCTAAAAAAATCTGATGACTTTGGAATTTCTAAAGCATGATATTTTCTATCAGTACAATAATAAGCGATGTTTCCACATTCTTGATGTATTACTTCTAGTTTATCCTTCATCTCATTTCCCTTTAAACTGTTTACTTATCTTTAACAGTTGATCTCTTTGACTATTAGCATTACTTAACTGCTCTTTAGTTAGCTGACATTCGACCATAACTCTTTCAATACTGCCTATGGTTTTATTGACATACCACTTTGTTTCAAAATAGTTATTTTTATCTTTTGCAAATTTTAAATATTGGTAGTTTTTTATATAAGTATCTCGTGCCATGTCACAAATTATGCTTGAAGCATTAAGACTCAGCGCGATTAATATTAAGATTATTATTTTCATTATTTCCTCCAACGAAAATGACAAGAGTTGGAGTCTTGCCAAGTGCTATTATAGCGAAATATTGCTTAGTGTATCCCTCCCATATCCGAAGTGTCTGGCTCAACCATCTTAATCAACTCTAAAACATTTTTATTAGTGTATTTCACTCCACCGTTTAAAGCTATGTTGATCTCGTCTATGTTTTTGTCCTTCACTTCTACTGGGTAGTTGCCTGTTTGAATGAAGTCTCTTAAGCTTATGAGCTCTTCTTTTAACATTGTGCTTAGTTCTGACTGTGTGAATGTTTTATAATTAGTCATTATTTCTTCCCTTTTAAGTAAGTATAGTACGCTTCATACGTCTCTATCTTTTTAGCTTCTTTCTGCACATCGTCTTTGTTGCCTATTCTGAGGCGGTACTTCATAGCTGTACACTTAGCCCAAATCATCAAATCTCCCGTAGTGTACATTTGTTCCATTCTCTCTATGGCTTCAATGTCGTCTACCATTGAGTAATGTTTTGATTCTGGATTAAGAAGAGGGTGTGTGTCTTCTCCTATTGTTGGAAGATTATCTAAGTCCTCCATAGAACTCACTTTGATTTCATTTTGTGGTTTAGCCAGTCGGTATTCATAATCTTCTGTGTATTGCTCAAAGAAATCTTTTGTTTCTACATCTATCCATTCATTAGGGAAATGTTTAGATTTTTCATACTTACATTCCACTTCAACATCAGGATTAGCTATTACTGCCTCAGCTATAAGAGAGTGTTCTTTTTTAATTAGCATATACCATGTTATGCTAGATTTAAAAGTTGGTTTTATTATTGTAAAGTAGCCACTATTTGTTGTTAGATTGCTACCATAACAATCATACTTACCAATAGCATACTTCTCTTTTAGTTTTGCATGAGGGTCTTTTGGACTCATTTCATCAAACATTTCGCAGTATTTTTCACCCTCTGTTATGGGCTTCTCCCGCTCGCTATCTTTTTCCATTTCTCTTTTATCTTTATTTATACTCATTATTTAATCCTTTTATTTTAGTTATACTTTTCTTCATCCTATCATCTCCATTACTGCAAAACAAACAATTGTTACTATTATTATGAATGGTGCTACTGTTTTTTTAAATGTTTTCATAACAAACCTTTAGCTTTAGCTACCCATTCAGTAACAAGAATAATTGCTTCTGGTTCTGTATTACCATAAAAATAAGGTGATTCAAAATCTAAATTATGTACTTGATTAAACTTATCAGCATATCGTTGTTCTGTCCATTTAACTTTTGCTTTACCTTTGGTATGAACAAATGTACTGACTGAATAACAATCTTGATTAATGCACCACTCTTTACATAATCTACCTAGTGTGTCTAAATTGATAGATGACGAGATAAACTTAGAAGTTCCATTATGTATATTTACATTGCATTCATCTATTGATATTCTCTTTGGAGTCTCTATACCCAAAACCAAACTCAATAATTCTTTACTTATCATCTAACAACTCCTTATTCTCTTGTAGTGTGCCTATGATTTTTATATATTCTAGGTGATTTAAAAAGTCAGCACCCCACCCATGAATTTTGTCATCAGCATGGAATAGATATCTTAATGTTTTTTCGTTATAGCTAAAATATCCAATAAACTTGTTTGGATTAAATTTAAGAATAGCATAATCTTTTAATTTTACCTCAACAATAGAAAAATCAGCATATATCTTATTGCCCTCTATGTCTGTTTTACCTATATATGGAACTGCTGTCACTTCTTCTGACTCAGAGATATGTGTAACTGGCAATTCCCATCCTTTTCCATTGTTAGCAGTAGGAAACTCTAGATTATAATCTCCTAGTTTAAATGGTTTACTTAAGTGTTCTTTATCTAATGTTTTCCATATGGCTATAAACTCATTCACGACTTCTCCTTAACTTTTTTCTTATCCCAAGGCACTACATCTTTAAGTACCTCTTTTATCTGCTTCTCACAAAACCTTTTACCATTTATAAGCACTTCGTCTACTTGACCAACAGCTTTTTCTTTTAAAAATCCAGTCATTTAAATACTCCTTGATTTTCTAGCAGTTTTAAAGCAGTTTGTAAACCAAACCACCATAAATAAGGTCTTTCGGTAACAAACATTCCTAGTTCATAGTCTTCTAATTCTAAATCTCCTCCAAAAGCATCGTAATTATCATTCATATATTGAACAACACCACACTGTCCTTCAACATGAGGCACTTCACAATCAAAATCATCATCAAGGTAACCACACTCTTTTTTATCACTAATAAATTCTTTAAACTCAATATGAAATAAATCTACATCAAAATCTTTAATGCCCTCTCTCTGCACAGCTTCAAGTTTTGATAAAATATATCCAAAACTATTAAAAGTACCATAAGCCAAAATATGATTTTTTGGATTATGCCAATTATAAGAAGCATTACCATAATCACCTTGAACAGTAAGAACACCATCAACATAAACAAACTTCATAGCACCTTCTGAACATCTAGGATTCTCAAAAACAATAATACAATCATTACCAACTTCAAGACCAGTAAAAAAAGCTTTATGGTTTTTAAATACATCACTATTTTCAGCTTTAAACTCATCAAAATCTTTATATTCCCACATTCTTTTTCTCATAAAAAACTCCTTCAATTTCCAAAAGTATAACACTATCTAAAAATAAAAACATTGACCTACATCAAGAAAACTCTTTTATTTTTTTTCTGTAAGTTGTGATGATTTCTTGTAACTCTTCGATTGAATATCTGTAAGGCTCATTAGTCGATTCAAGTTCCTCAACTGTCTGCAAACCTATTTTTTCAATAAGTGCAATTCTATACTCTGATAAATTTCCGCTTTTTATAGAATTACAAGTAGCGCAACTTTTATGAACATTTCTCTCATCAAATCTAAGTCTTGAATTTGTAGCAGGGCGATAGTGCGAAGCATGATATTGGATATCATTTGTTGTTCCGCAGCTAATACATGGCAAATCTTTATCTCTTAAACGAATAAACTGATTGAAGAGTTTTTGAGCTAATCTCTTTAGTATGTTTATGTCAGAGTTATTAAACTGCTTTAATGCTTTTCGAGCTACTTGCTTTTTGACTTTGGCTTTTTTGTTTAGGTGTTTATTTGCATAAGCGATTCTACATTCCATTTTCTCACATGTTGGAGGGAGAAACATTGCAGGATCTGGTGTAAACTTTTTCTTACATGACTTGCAGGTTCTTTGCTTTGTTTTCAAAATTGAGTACCTTTTATTTCTCTATCAAATTAGAGTTGGTTGAAGCTTATCTATTTTATTAATAATGGATTGCTTCTTCTTTCTGAGGACTTCCATTCTGCTCTTGGTGTGACTAATAGTCGTTAAATCCCAAGCACAAGCATTTTCTCTGAGAACATCACTTTCTGATTGGTGTTTTCTTTTCAAGTCCTCTAGATCCCTTCTTAATGCCTTGATTTCCATTTCTGGTGTATCGTATAATGTTTTTTACTCATTTTGTTTTTCTCCTTATTTCATATTCTACACTAATAGTTCACTATATTTATTGACCTAGATCAATTTTAATGTGTTTCGCTATTTCTGCTTTTTGTGTTGTGTTCATCTCTTTATCCTTTAATTTTGCAATCAGTAAGTTGATGATTTATTCTATTTAACCATGAACTAATCCTTTTGTTTCTAGCATCAAAATAATCTTTTCTTCCCCAATAAACACCTAAGTTTAAAGAATCTTTGAATATCTCTTCGAGTTGAATAAAGTCTGATTGCTTCATTCCCGTAATATCTAAACTATCTATTTGCGTACTCATCTCTTTATCCTTAACTTCTCAATCGAATTAGCAATCTGTACACTGTCCATTGGTGTATATTTTAAAGCGTCTAATAACGCTCTCATATTGAATCAATCATTTTTGAAAGTTCTATATCTGCTGCTGTCCTGTCTTTTGGTTTTTCATCTGAAATATGTTTTAGATATTTATTCCAATCTGAATTATCATTTTTGAAGTGTGCTTTTTTATGGCACTCTATACAATAGACCGCTAAGTCTGTTAGTAGTTCCATCCCTATTCTCTCATAAGTTAAATGGTGAACTTCTAAAACTCTGTAAGATTCTAAACATCCCTCGCAAATACACTTTGCTTGTTTTATTTTTAATCCTTTTAAATGTTTCCACTCTCCAGAGTTTAAATATTCGTGATATCTAATGTCCATTATATTACTCCCATATTGTATGTAGTCTCTTTAACTGCGATTTGTCTATTTGAGGGTTGTGAAGTATATCTTTCGTTTTTGTCTTGATATGCTATCTTTTCTACACATTAATCTTCTAGCACTTGGATTCTTTTTATCAATCGTATAAAACAGTGCTAAGTCTGTATCGTAGAGTTGATCTCCACTTCCCTTAAAAGCCATTCGCCCTGTCTTATCATCTTCTTCACTTACTTGATTGATTAAGAATATTATTATTTCATTCTCTTGTGTAAGCTTTGAAAGTGTTGCTGATATTTTAGAGAATTTTTTATAGTCCTCTTTTTCATCACTTACCTCTATCTTCATTTTAGAATCAATTGCAAAAAACTTAATGCCTTTTTTTGTAGCACTTAGAATCTCATCTACAATATGGCTTAATTCTCTGTTGTCATTATGAATTAGCATGTTTTGTTTAGCCTCTTTAGTATGTAAAGTTTTACTAAATCTTTGAGCTATTCTTCTGTCTCCCATTTCAAAGTTAAAAAACAATACTTTGTCGTATGTAGCTACTTGACTCATTATCTCGATTACTAAATGGGTTTTACCTGCAAAACTACTTCCTGCCAATTGAACAAATGAGCCTATTTCAATACCACCATTTAGTGCAACATCTAATGGGACAACTCCTGTTTCGTATCTTGGAATATTTGGTCTCGAATCTACTTCATTTATTAGATCAAGTGCTGTAATAGCTTTTGAAGCAATCTTATTATTTTTTCTAAGCTTATTTAATTGAGTCTTTTTATCTAATACTTTTGATTCTAACTCCCATTTCTCTCTTCCCTCTGCATTATCAAACTCTATTGATAACTTTCTTATGTCTGATTCTAGTTGCTCTTTAAGCTTCAATACTTCAATCATTATTTATTCCCTTGCATGGACCAAAACTCTTCATCGGTAAGCTCTGTATCCTCTTTTATACTATGCACTGTATCATAGTCTTTCATGAAATCTGTAATTCTAACTGAATAATTACCATTCTCTTTTTGATAATCAATATAGTCATTAAATAATTTTCCTATATCTTTTATCTGCTTAAATAACTTCTCTCCATCTTTAGTTTTAGTTACTTTAGATTTATATTTACATGCCTTTTCTAATTGAGATAAAAAGTCATCAAACTTGCTAATTGTTTTATTAACTGTTATATTCTCTTTAGACTCTAAACCTGAGTTGATACCACTTTTTCCTGAGTTGATAGTAATTACTCTACCAAAGTTCCTTTTTGTCTGAGCATTATCTATGGCTATATATCCCATTTCTGATAATTGGTTTATTGACTTTGAAACACCTTGCGTTGTAATTCCTATGAGTTCTGCAAAATGTTTATTTGATGCAAAACACCCTTTTTCAAGAGAGTTTAATTGATGAATTTCTGCTAGTATAAATTTTTGGTTTGGAGATAGCTTTTTATCGTGCATTATTTCAATGCTAACTGTTACAAATTTAGTAGCCATATTAACTCTCCATTTTGTGTTGTAAAATCATTTCTATATAATGATTAAATGTTTTTGGAGTAATAGCCCAATCGCTCATTAAATGTAAATATTCAGCTTCTTGAGAAGCACCATTTGGCATCTTGTGGGATTGTAGGAAGTCTAAAACTGTAAAGTCTGAAACAGGTATGTCTTTACTAATTAAATGATTACAAGCTCTTACAACTGCTTTGTGGATTGTTAGATCAAAAAGTGATTCTTCAAGTCTAGC